CCCCCCTTTGGGGGGTACGGGGTGCGCGTGCGTGTATGTATAGATACCCGTAGGCAGTCCGTTCCCCTTGTGAACCCTGTACGCGTATGATAAGGTTCTAGTACCATCCTCCCTCTGTAGGAGGGAGGATGTTTACTAAGTACCTCCACTGATTAGGTACCTTTGTCCCACTATTTCTTCAAGAACTTTTGGGACACCCTGCGCATACAATGATGACACAAAACGGTGGTGGTAAAGGCTGGGCAACAGACCCCGAAACGGGGGAACAGGCCATGCCCAAAGCATGGCGTGACCTGTTGGACTGGCTATTACGCGGTCCCGAACGGGAACCGCAAACCCAACGAGACTGGGCCACCGAAAACGGTGTTCACGAAGACTCTATTAGACGCATCAAGCGTGACCACAGGTTCATCAAAGAATGGGATCGTCGTGCAGCAGAACTGAACATCAACCCGGAACGGGTTCAGAGCGTGATCGATTCGCTCTGGCAGCGCGCGAGCGATGGTGATGTGAAGGCTGCGTCTTTGTATTTGCAGTATATTGATAAGTTCACGCCGAAGCGTCGGGTTGTGGTTGATGATGACCGGGATGCTGCGGGTTTGTCTGATGAGGAGTTGGCTTCCGCTTTGGAGGCTGAGGTCCGTCATTTGAGGATGGTGCAAAGTGGCTAATGGTCGTAAGTTGGATGCGTGGGATGGTGATGCTGGTGCTATCCCTGAGGCGATGGATGCTGCGTTTGCTACTTCTCAGGCTAAGCATAAGGGGGAGCGTAGGGAGCATGGGCGTGATGTGGGTGAGGCTGCGTTGTGGGCGTTGATGGCGTTGATTTTGCCTGCGGTGTTGCCGGGTGGTGCTGCGTATGGTGCTGCTGGTGGTTTGGCTGGTGCTGGGCGTGCTTTGGGGCAGCGTGCTGGTGGTTATCAGATTCCGGGTTCTACTTTGGCGGCGGGACCGCCTCGTCCGGGGTCGGTGCAGGCTGGTGTTTCTTCGTATCAGCCGGGTGTTGGGGGTAGGTTCTGGGGTAGTGGGCGTGCGCCGGGAATGTCGGGTCGTAAGCCTATGGTGACTCAGGGGCAGACGTTGGGTGGTATGAGTGCTAGGCCGGGTGATGTGGGTCGCGGACGGTTGCCGGGTACGCCGGGTCCGCTGCCGGGTCCGATAGCGGGTCGTCTTTCGCCTCAGAAGCCTGCTGGTATGGCTGACGCTGAATGGGCGGTTGTGCAGCAACAGATTGCAGAATACGGTGGGGTGCAGCCGTGGATGAATGTTGAAGGAGGTGCGATGGGTACGCGGTTGGGTCGCAACTGGAGCAGGGACGCGGGTGCGCTTCCGGGTCGGTCGGGTATGTCGATTCGTGATACTCCGATGGGTCGGGCGGGTCCAACGGGGCCGCATTCTTCGTCCAGTAGACATTTTGGTGGCAATCCCGGTAACCCAACCACATTTGGGCCGGGTGGGCCGGGTGCGGCAGAGATGGCGGGTGCTACGGGCAGGCAGATTGCGGCGGGAAGACCGGTTCCACCGGCAGAGAGGGCCGTGCAGGAGGTTATTGCCCGGAACAATGCCCGAACTCGTGGTGCGACACGGGAGCAGATGGGGTTGAAGAAGGCAGATCCTCACCCCGGTCATAACCCGAATGCTCCTGCCGAGGCTAATGCGTGGGATCACCTGTCAGCGAAACTGAATATTCCTGACAGGCAGGCGTGGGAGATTGTTCAGTCTCTTGATGATATTGCGATGCAGGAGATCATGCACATTTCTCCGTCTGTTGGCGGTAATGTACCGTTCTGGTCGCGCTAATGCCCAAGGTGGGTGGTAGGCACTTCTCATACACCAAGAAGGGCCGCAAGGCCGCGTCCTCGTATGCGCACAAGTCTGGCAAGAAGGTTACTCACGCTAAGAAGCGTAAGTAATGCCGGGGCACGTCCTGTCAGAAGGCGGGTGGGTTCCGTATGACGATGATCTTGCTTGGCGTGAGGAAGCATTCGGTGAGCATCCGATTCTAGGACCGTGGGGTGCCCCATTTCATGGTCCTGACGTTGATGAGGTGTTAGAGTGTGGCGTGGAGAACCCGGAGGTGTGTGATTCCTGCCAATGAGTCGTGTCAGTGAACTCCGACAGGAGGCTGAGTGGCGTAAGTGCGTCAAGAATGAGTCCTATTTCTTACGTAAGTATTGGAATATTGCTCATCCTGCTCATGGTCGAATATTGTTTGATCTCAGGGACGCTCAGTCTTTCGCTCTGAACCATTGGGCTGAGAATCGGTATTCTCTGACGCTGAAAGCGCGTCAGATCGGGTGGACTACCCTTGTGTCGGCACACCAGTTTTGGTTGGCGTTTTTTCACGACGATCAGAACATCATCGATTTGTCGCGTACAGAGCGGGAGTCGGTACTGTTGCTGCGCAAGACGAAGTATGGTTTCAAGCACATGCCGGAATGGTTGGTGGATCGTGGCCCTGAGTCGTTGGTTGAGCATCAGCAGAAGATGGCGTTCAGCAATGGCAGCCAGATTACTTCGATGCCTTCAGCATCCGATCCTGCTCGCGGCGAGTCGGCAACGCTGGTTGTGGTTGACGAATGGGCGTTCCTTCCAAACCCTGAGGAAGCGTGGGCTTCTATAGAGCCTGTTGCCGATGTGGGTGGCCGGATTATCGGGTTGTCTACGGCGAACGGGTCTGGTAACTTTTTCCACACCTTGTGGACGGGCGCTGCGACTGGTAACAATAACTTCAAGTCGATGTTTTTTCCGTGGTCGGCCTCTGAGGACAGGGATGAGGCGTGGTATGAGGGTAAGAAGCAGTCGATGCTGTCGTGGCAACTCGCACAGGAGTACCCGACCAGTCCCGAAGAAGCATTTGTTCGCTCTGGTAACCCTGTTTTTGATCTTGACATACTTGACGCTATGCGTGTGCATATTCGATCGGGTGTGGACGGCTATCTACATGAACTACAGAAGAATGTTTTAGAGTTCCGATGCTGACCGTGTTTGAGAAGCCGGAAAGGTGGAGCGGTTACGTCCTTGGGGTCGATACTGCTGAGGGTTTGGGTCACGGCGACTACTCCTGCATTCAGGTTATCGACGTGAAGGCGGGTGAACAGGTCGCTATCTGGCATGGGCATATCCCTCCTGACGAGTTGGCGGTGGAGGTTTACCGTGTTGGGATCTGGTATGGGAACGCCCTGTGTTGTGTGGAGTCGAACAACCACGGGTTGACGACGATTGTGCAGTTGCGTCAGTTGGGGTATCCGAACCTGTTCCGTAAGCGTTCATTGAACACTGAGAATAATCGGGTTACTCAGGAGTATGGTTGGCGTACGACGCGTACGTCTAAACCGTTGATGATCGATGATCTCGCTAAGGCTTTGAAGAACAACGAGTTGGTGATTCATTGTGAGAGTACGATTGCTGAGTTGCGTACTTTTGTTCGCAACGATAGGGGTGGTATGTCGGGTTCTCCTTATGATGATCGGGTGATGTCGATTGCTCTCGCCAATCAGATGCGCAAATATGCGCATATTCCCGAATATGCCCCTGTGGTGGATGATACGTGGACTCTTGACTGGTGGCGGAGACAGATACCCGATAAGGTGCCGGAACATGGCGAGATTATCGGTCAAAGTGCTTTCCGTGGGACAGTTTGAACACTTTGATAGGACAAAGCCGACTGAAATGGAGCGTCCTGTATGAGTAAGCCGAATAAGTATAATGCTTCTGGCATGGGTGCAACGATGAAGTTGAACACAAACCAGTTGTATAACGGTCCCGCGCGACCGGGCGGGTCACAGACCGCCACCCCGAAGGAGGGTATCGACAACGCCCAACCCGGCGACAAGGGTGCTGGTATCAGGGGACGTATGACACCCGAGAACCAGCATGGCAAGACCGGCAAGGTAGAGCCTGCCTCCGTGCAGCCTAGCGGTGCCGTTTCTAGCAGTTGATCCTTCCCCCTGACGCAACCTACGAGCAGTTTGAAACGTACGTTACGGACCTGAAGGGTCCGAAGGGTCGTTTGGAACTGGCAGAGTTGTGGGAGTGGCGTCAGAAACTTTTAGGTATTCGGATTGTTACCGGACGTGGTTACCGTGAACGGGAATGTCCATTAGATGAACAGCACCTCACTTTGCGTGAACGAGAGAAGAAAGTGATTGCCGAAGCAGAGGCAGCGGGTATAACCGTGGAGAGAGCATCAGGCTGATGGCGCGAGAAACCAAAGCAGAACGATTCCAACAGGTTCAGGACCGGTTGGAGTTGGGGCGTCGCTGGCGCACCGACGAAGGCTACGACATCAAATGGCGTAGACTCATTGATCTGTACCGTGGTAAGACGTTTTGGAATGCTGGACGGCTAAACAACGAAGACCGTATCTCAGTCAACCTAGCGTTCAGTACCATAAACGTGATCGCCCCGTCGATCGCGGTGAACCATCCTAAGATCACTGTTGCCCCTACGCGCGAGGACGATCAGGACCGTGCCGTTTTTGTAGAGGCGATCGTCAACTATTTGTGGCGACACCACGATTACCGCAAGCCGTTCCGGCGGGCGGTAAAGGACTTCCTGATTGTCGGTCATGGTTGGATCAAGGTTGGGTGGAAGTTCAGCGAACGTGAACGCCCTCTCTCTTCTGAAGAGATGGACGGAATGTACGCTCAGGCTGTTACTGAGGTACAGGACTATTCCTATGCGTTTCCCGAATCGGCGGGTGACCTGCCCAGCGACGACGACATTTACGCTTCTCTTCCCCATTCTCAAATGGAAATCGTGGAGGATCAGGCGTTCGTAGAGCGGGTTTCACCGTTTGACGTATTCGTGGACCCTGAGGCCACCTGCTTGGAGGATGCCAAGTGGATCGCCCAACGTATTGTGCGACCCTTGGCTGAGGTCAAGAAGGACAAGCGTTTCAAGGCTGCGATACGACGCAACCTGACCGGCGATTCTGGTCTGAAGGTTCGTTGGGATAACGACAACGAACGCGAAGAGTATTCCGATCTGGTTGACCGGGTGACCCTGTACGAATACTACAATCTGGAAGAGGGTACCCTCTGTGTGAGCGCGTACAATGGCGAGGACTACCTGCTGGACCCCATTCCGATGCCGTACGATTTTGGTCATCCGTTCGTGATGCTCCGCAACTACGACATACCGGACGTGTTCTATCCGATGGGTGACCTTGAATCGATTGAATCGCTTCAGGAGGAACTGAACAAGACCCGTACACAGATGGTCAACCATCGTAAACGGTACGCCCGGAAGTACCTGTACCATGAGCGGTCTTTCGGCCCGGAGGGGCGCGAGTCGCTGGAATCCGACGAGGATGGGCGTTTCGTTCCGGTTATCGATGAGAACCGGAGTCTCAACGAGGTTGTGGTTCCCCTACCGCAGACGCCGTTGGCCCCGGAAATCTACCAGCAGTCCCACATCATCGAACAGGACATCAACACCGTTAGCGGCGTATCCGAATACGCTCGCGGGCAGATGCCTGAGATCAGGCGTACTGCTACAGAGGCCAGCATCATCGCAGACGCTGGCAACGCCCGCGCTGGTGACAAGTTGGCGATCATCGAACTAGGTATCGGAGAGATCGGTCGCCGTGTCATGCAGTTGATGCAGCAATACATGACTGAAGCACAGATGGTGCGCATCACCGGCAAGGATGACACCAAATACTTTGTTGCCTATTCTCGTGACGACATC